CTTGGGGTAACTACGCATACTATGAACAAAACGGTTCCATTAACGGTTGATGCATTTAGTGCTGGTCAGATTGAAAGCAAAATCTGGGCAGCTGAGGAACTAGAAAGAGTAGCAGCTCATACCTTTAATCTTAGGATCAGTATCTTAGGAGGTTGGTATGGATTGCTACACTTTATTTTAAAGAGTCGCGGAAAACAAACTATTGATTGGTGTCGTAGCTACGATCTTGATCCCATGGCCTGTTCTGTTGCCAACGTAGTCAACAATACTTGGGAAATGCAGGATTGGAAGTTTAGGGCAATTCCCAAAGATGCAAATACACTTGTATACAACGATGGAACAAACTGCGTTATAAACACTTCAACTGAGCATTTTAGCAGTCAAGAATGGTTTACAAATATTAACAACGATGTGTTGTGCGTACTTCAAGGTAATAACTTAATTATAGAAGATCATGTTAATCGCTCAGAAAGTTTAGAGCACTTTAAATCAATGTTTCCCTTAACGACTATACTGTTTGAAGGTGAGAAATATTTTGAGTTTAAAGAAAATTCATATACCCGATACATGATTATAGGTTGCAAATAATGGCAATTAAAAATGGCAAGCCCAATGCTTTAAATTACTTTGATTTGCGTAGGGTTGAATTTCCTGCATTTCACTTTCATTTTACAAGTTTATCAAAAAATACCCCAAATTATATCAAACAGATAGACCAGTGGATACATCAAAATTTAAATAGTCGCTACTATGTAGGACAATCACTCGAACTTAATCAAGATAATAACATTGTATATGTTACTAAAGTGGGCTTTGAACAAGAGAAAGAATTAAGTTTCTTCAGAATTGCCTGCCCGCTTTTATCTTGATGATAATTAAGTATGTATTTTATTCATTAAGGAGATACTATGACAGAAGAAGTACAAGCCCCAGCTGAGCAAGCACCAGCTCAACCAGCACAAGAAAAAGGTGCTGATTTAAACATTAACGATCTAAATGCGTTAAAACAAATTATTGATGTTGCTAGTTCACGTGGCGCATTTAAGCCAGGAAATGAAATGGTAGCAGTTGGTCAAGTTTATGAAAAACTAGCTTCATTCTTAGAAGCAGTGGCTAAACAGGCCGAAGCATCTAAAGAAAAAACTGGAGCATAAAATGGAATTAAAACATGTAGGCAGAGTTGTTCCCACTGGACGTAAATGTCTAGTAGCATATAGGACCTTACCTGGAGATTCAAGTAATTGCTTGATTGTTCCTACGGAAGGTTTAACCGATGCACAGCACGACGCAATTATTAACCTAGTTAATAGTACCGCAGGACAAGATGCTAATGAATTTGCAGAAGTTATGGCAAGAACAAATTTTCCAGATGGTAGTATCATGTTGGCTAACCTACATGTTAACGGAAAATTGATCAAAGTTCCAACTGGTCAAATTGAAATGACTCCTAACACGCAGATGAAAATCTTGTTGTCAGAGTTAAATCAAATCATTGCTGATCAGCGCGGTGTACCAGTAGATAACTTAGCAATAACATTATCATCTAAGGAAGATAAAAAATCTGAAGTGAGAGAAATTGCATCTGCTAAAGACATCAGTCCAAAAGCAGGCGAAGATGTTACTAAAACGGTTGCTGAACGTCAAGAAGAAACCGATGTACTAGCGTCAATGACTCCTGACCAACATGCTGCTAAACTACGTAGCGAAGCAGATCGTTTGTATAAACAAGCCGCGGTACTAAGAAAAGAAGCCGAAGAATTAAGTCCGACAAAGAAAAAAGAAAAGTGACACCTAAAGGAAAACATTTTCCTAAAGATGTTGTAGCACACTGGCCAGAAGTATTTGGAGAGATTAATCTCAATGTAGTACCACTCAAATACTTACATACTATCAGTGTGACTTTTAAAGACGGCAAAATTTGGGAAATAGATGTTAATAAAAATGGTAAGAATAATAACTGGGATTCTTTTGAAAAAGAAATTCAGGAAATTTTTCGCACCTATGAGGATAATATTGATAACATAGATTTTCAAATAAACACTGAAAAAGTAAAAAGCGATATTACAAAAATTACCAACAAATTTTTAAAGAAAAAGAAATTATAATGCAAGTTCGATTACTGTCCTATTCACAGCCGACAAAAGAATTTTTTGATCAGGGCATTGCAGATGCACAAGAATTAATTGCATATTGTGCCCGTGTATCAAACCCCAGCAATCAACTAAACACAGAGACCAGTGAAAAATTAATAAGATATCTCATTAAACATCAGCACTGGAGTCCATTAGAGATGGTCAGTGCCTGCATTGAAATTACCACTACTAGAGATATTGCAAGACAAATTCTTAGGCATAGAAGTTTTAGCTTTCAAGAATTTAGTCAACGTTACGCAGACCCGACTAAAGATCTTAACTTTGTTTTTAGAGAACTAAGATTACAAGATCCTAAAAATAGACAGAACAGCGTAGAAGTTGTACTGGATAATCCAGAAGCACGTAATTTAGCCATGGGTTGGGAACGTGCTCAACAGCGTGTATTGCTGGCTGTTAAAGAGGCCTACGCATGGGCCATAGAAAACGGTATTGCCAAAGAGCAGGCTCGCGCCGTATTACCTGAAGGTATGATGGAAAGCCGTCTATATATGAATGGTACACTGCGTAGCTGGATACACTTTATAGAACTACGCAGTGCAAATGGCACACAAAAAGAACATCAAGAAGTAGCCAAGGCCTGTGCCTCAGTTATTGCTTCTGTATTTCCATTGGCTGCAGACTTAGTACGTACTGATTAAATTTACCTTCTAGCCAAGCCCAGTCGTTGATTCTTCGAAGTCCTTCTGGGTTTTCTTTATTATCTAAACCAAACTTTCTTCCAGCGATTGCACCTGCTACTACATATGGTCCATATGTAGTTTTTTTACCTCTTGTACACCAAGCAGCCAATCGTTTGTCAGTTTCTAACTGCACCTGACGGTCAATAACTGCGCTGGCTAATTTAGCACATTCTCTAAAAGCAGCTCTCCAGCTGGCAAACGGACTTGTATCAAAACTGTTGTAATTACTGACTTGTTCCATAATTTTAATATTAGCGCCAATACTAGTAGTAACATCAACACTGTCTCTGCTGGCTTGTAGAATTAAATGTCGAGGTATTAATTTAACACCGCCGTTACCGTATACAAGATCATTTACTTTGTTTTTGCTTTGCCAAATATGTACTACATCAAAATCCCAACTTGGTACTTCGTAGTCAAAATTAAAGTCTTCTGCAATTTCTGCATCAGCATCCACTACCCAGAAAAAGTCAGTTGAGCTAGCAATCGCTGCACAAAAGTGAGCGTTGAAGATTCCCTTAATATTCTGTAGATGTTTAGCATGTGGGTATTTTGTTAACAAATGTTGAAAATTAGTGTCTGCATTTTTTTCTTTATATGACAAAAAGAACACATCATATAGTTTAATATAGAACACACCAAAGTCTACAAATTTTACGTTATTGAAAAAATTCTTTTCAAATTCTTCATCTGCAAATGTATAATCTTTAGGGATTAAAAACAAGTTAGAATATTTTAAAAGTTGATGATGCACATAAGACTCATCCCATTTAGGGATTGTAAAATGTTGCATGTCTTTGGTCATGCCTATATCTGCAGGAATTAACCAAAACATCTTTGTATTAACTTGACTCATTAATCTTTTAGCATAGATAACATAGTTAAACTCTTTATCTACTTGAATAGTCTTGGCCTTGGGATACTTGGCCTTTAACCAGTTAAGTTTATACTCGGGAAAATCTTTTTCGTGATAAAATACAATATCGTAAAACATTATTCTTTGTCCAATACATTAAATTCTATTCTAGTATAGTCAACGTGTACCATTTTAAAAAATCTACTAGCTTCTGTATCTAATACACTTATAGGTAAGTCTAATCGAGACCTAAGCTCTGCACCTAGCCTTTCAGCTTCTTGCAAGGCTGCATCTTCTGTTTTTGCAGACAATGAGTTCCAAATTGAATCTAAATGATCAAAGTCTCGCACATTAACATAGTCCCATGATTTATCAAAATTTGTCATATAACAACCCTGGCGTGCTCCAAGTATTGCCCATACTCCATTTGGTACATCCATACCAACATTCATCCATGTTACTAGTCTATGCAAATTTTTCCAGTGAATATGTTTAGTAAAGTCTTCTGCTTCAACAGTAACTCCCCTGTCTAAACTCATCTTTACACCTTCACGGAATCCTGCTCTCCATGCTTGATACGGACTTGCATTATTATGTACGTTACTATAACAGGCATTCATCTGAATATATTCAGCGTCCCAACAAAAATCTACTTGTGCATTAGGATCATCAGCAGGAGCATTTTCATGTGTTTTCATGTTAAGTACATATTCTTTAGGCCACAATTTTAATCCGCCGTTGCCATACATTAATCCGTTGATGGCATTGTAGCCTGCCCAAGAAATAACACATCTAGATAAATCTTTGTTTGCATTAAAGTCAACTTCTTGATTAAAAAAATCTTCGCGTACAATATTATCGCCGTCAACAGTGATAAATCTGTCAGTGTCACTTAATCTAGCACAGGCTTTATGTGCGGCATCACTGCCTTTAACTCCGTGTACACGCTTTGCCCACGGTGCTTTATTACACAGGTCAGCATAATTCTTTTCAGCATTAGGCTCGTCATAACTAAGATAGATAATATCAAAGTCAATAATTTTAAACTTTTGGCTCATACTTTTCCTTTAGTGCATATGAATCAAAAAACTTAATAGTCGACAATCGAAGTTTTGATGTAATTGATTCGACTATCATTTCGTGCGGAATTGTCACTGAGCCCGAAGTAATTAGTGTATTTAGATTCACATCAAATACTCGATATAGGATATTTTTATTTTCTTTTGCTGTAACAAATACTGGTTTTGTGTAATTAGCAACCGAATTTTGTAATCGAATTCTTTCTTCTTCGTTAAGTACTACGACCCAATTTTTATGTTCAATATCGTTAAAAATTGTCACTGTAGCCGGACTTTCAGAATACGGTACCAAAACTAACATTGATGACATTGCATTTAACTTAATGACTTTGGGAACGATTTCAAATTTATTATTTAAATCTGTAACAACTTTAAAATTTGCCACATGTTCATCTGCTGGTATTGATTTTACAAGATCTTCGCTAGTAGTTTCAAAATATGATGTTTCTGTGTCAAGTGTTTTTTGATCAGTAGTAGATATAATATCACCTGTTATCTTATCAAAATAAACATATCTAATATTACTAAAATTAAGAGATTCATTAATTCTTTCAAGTTCTTCGGGTGTTATATCGAACTCGAGTACTAAATCTTCATATTCTTCAATCATTAATTTTCTCCAAATATTCTACAATGCTATCTGTTAAAAATTCATTTTCTACGTAATGGAAGATACCCCGTTGTTTAAATTGATTAACAAACAACTCGAATTCGTCATTGAAATAACAGTCACATTCTTTAATCCAACTATCGTATGCCATTGGCCAACCTTGTATATTAGGTTTCATATGAGTAAATGCAGTATCAAGCATGGGTTGAACTGCAATATCGTCCATACCTGTAATCTTTAATGCTATAGCTGCACTTACATCCATACTTAACCATCTTTGTTTAGCCTTGGGTGTTAGTTTAGAATATGTTGTTTGCCAATTATTAACTATAAACTCAAGTGTTTTATAGAAAGCAAATGCATTTGGCGTCTTTTTAAAGTAATGAAATGCAAAATAAATGTTTGGTAAATCATTATGTACAAATACCTGCCTATTTAATTCATTAGATACAACATTGCCCCTGTAATCTTTTACAGAAGATGTAAAAAATATATCATGATGACTTAATAAATCCCATTTATCTGCCAGGTCTTCTAAGACAAGCATGTCTGTATCAAGAACAATAGTTTCATCATAGGGACTGGCATGTATGAACTTCCATCTATTTTCAACTTTCCAGTTAGATTCTTCTGCATGATCTTTCCACGGGATAGGAATAATATGATCAAACACATGTAGGTATTGCTCCGAGACTTGATCATTTGTAATCAAGCTAATAGAAGAATACCTCGACTGTGTTTTCTTAATTGATAGTGCCAATGCGTATGCTTGTCTAACATAATCTATGCCTTCACTATTCTGTGCTATAACTAAAAAACCTTTATTCATTTATGCATCTCGCTAGGCTGTATTTGTTCATTACATGAACATCTAAATTGTCAGTTTTTACTAAAGTATATTCTCCAACATGTCCACATTTTTCAACTAATAAGGTCATTGATGAATCTGCAGACGATACTAAAACATCTCTATCACGTGTATAGTATAACTTTCCAGGTAAATTAGCAATGTTACTTGCATTAGTATTACCATTCAATAAATGAATTGCAATACTGAAAGCATAATCATTTCTAAATGTTGGTGAGTCGATTACATAAAGGAGTCTATAATAAGCCCAATTATATCTAATGTGCTGAATTATTTTAAAAAATGCTCTAGCTGATGCTGTTTTCTTAAAATAAAAAACTGTGGCCCAATAAAAAGGAATAGTGTATCGATTAAAATATTCAAAACTACTAGTATCCCTCCATTGGGCAAGATCATACCCTGTTTTGTATATTGCCAAATCACTTTCTGAATTCCAAATGTTATTTAAATTACTAGAATTTAAAATATAGTCCACATCCATGACTAGTGTTTCATCATAAGGACTGATATCAAACGCATCTGCCCTAGTAAAATTCTTCCAGGGTAGTATTTTACTAGTTATCGATCCATCGTAGAATTGTTTTTTTTGATTATACGCAGAATTAACGTCAATGATATTCTCAAATACGCTGATTTTGTCCGGATATGTTTTTTCGAAGTAGTCTCGATTATCAGTGGCTAATGTAACTGGTACATTTAAAAATTTATTAATTCGCTCTGCGGCAAATATAGCTATTTGAACATAATCAATTTCTGGATTATTTTGAGCAAATAAAAGAACACCCCGGCTCATACTGAAATTAAATCCTGTATTCTGCGTTTTGATTTAATTTCAGAATACTTGGCAAAGTACTCATTTGACGATTTAAAATACTGTGCAGATATTTCTTCGTAAAACGTCTTTATGTTTTCAATATTAACCGGTATTTGATTAACATCAATTAGTATGCAATTTAGACTGCCAGCATCAATAAGAGATTTTACAAAAGCCATTAATTCTAATGAAATTTGAAAACTAGATCCATTGATGTAGTATATTAAATTTTGTTGAAATTCTTCAAATGCAACATTACGTTGATTGGTTAGAGTGGCCATATAGTTGGCCGTTTGGAATGCTTTTTCTACTTGCTCGTCCATGAGATCTCCCGCTGTATAATGTAATTATCTCAGCGGGAGACGTAGTTAACTAATTCTGGTTAAGTTATAGTTAATTGATTTGCAATCGTAGGTATAATTGAAAATGCACCTTGGATTGGTGTTATTGTAGCTGTACCAGTAAGTGTTCCGTCAACTAGATCATCAACTGCTAGTCCTAACCCAGTAGGTGCAGCGGCAGCGCCGTCCGTATATACCGCTGTAATTTCAACCACATAAGGTGTTGTAGTAACGTATTTTGCGCTGACTGTAAGTGTGTTAGTAGCATAAGGAGCAGCCTGTGTAGTAGTGTAAATTACCTGATCGACAGCAGATAGTGTAATGCTGGTTACAGTACCTGTGCCACCAGTCTTACTAACAGTAAATGCGCCAAATGTTGAGCTACTTTGATTTATAGCAAATGTTAAGGTTCCCATTCCTGATAGTGTATTGACCCAAGCATTATACTTGGCTAAGTTTCCTGTAAGGCTACCACCGGTGGCGGCAAGTAGGCCACCGCCTGTTAAAGTAGCTGAGTATTTAATTGTGCCGCCGGCATTAAAGTAATACCTAGCTTGAGTAGCATCAGATAAACTAACTCTAACTGAGTGAGTAAGTGGTGTAACTCCCCAAGTAGCAGTTCTAGCAGAAGATACACTGGTACTGCCCAACTGTGAGCTAAATGCCACAAATTTATTAGTTACACATGCATCTGCTACACCCTGATACTGTGTTACAATATTATTAGAAATAACTGTGCCTGCACTAATACTGACTAAATTTGCCCAGGCTGGGCCACCGCCAGCGGCCGGAGTGACAGTATAAGCAACTGTGCCAACTGAGCCAATTTGATGAGTTCTTGCCTTTACTAGGTCATTTCTTAGATTAGTCCAAGTTGTAGAACGGATAATACTACCAGTGCTCACCTGCGCACTGCTCACGCTTTGGCCATAGCCAAATCTTGAATCTGCTGTGCTAGTAGATGGATTAGTGCCGCCTGACCCTAACACTGCTGCCGCTTTCTTTTGAATAGCGTTAAATGTTGATGCTGAAATGACTGCCATTTTTTTTATTCCTTATATAATAATTGATTCTATTAACTTAATACCTTCATCATCACTAGATTCTAATGCTATTGCAAAAGTATCTGGGAAAGTACTGGCTCTTACTGGTGTGCCAACTAATAATACACGGGCAGCGCCTGCACATCCATTAGTAGAAGCAACTAATCTATCACCTTTTTTAACATGTCCTAGTACCTTAACTGGTACTCGACCTTTAAGGGCAACTGGTGTTCCGCCCGCTAAACCGTTATTCATTAAGTATGCAGGCGCAGCACTTACTGCACCAAAAGCTCTTTGTCCTGGCTGGCAAGCTGTAACTTCCTTTTCGCCGCCAACTACTAAGACTGTACCAACTTCATACTCTTCATCTGCTAGATATTTCTCAGCTAAGTCAGCTCCATCAGCAAAAATTGCATCGCCTCTAAATGTAGTTGCGTAAATATCTCCTACTCCATCTCGAGCAGCCACAGTATTAGCAGTGGGACTAGTATCGGCAAGTAGATATGAACCTTCATCAACTTGTAATCTGCCGGCCTGTGTGGCGGTACCATAAAAATTTGTTGCCCAAACTTCAAGAAATCGTGCATCTGTATTACCTAACGTGCTAACAGGACTGGATTCTTTAGGTAGTAGATCTCTGCCAACCAGCCTAATAGTGTCGACCATGATACCATCTTTTTTAGTTCTAAACTGTATGGTATCATCGACAATGTTTTGAATTATTGGAAGGTTGCTATTTTCAATTTTAACTTCAAGTTGAGGAGTTGTTCCTACTTGAAATCCAGGGTCATTAAATTGTACCTGTCCTTCAAAATTAGTAGATTCATCTTTTCTCACAAAGCTATCAGCAGCAACAAAGATTCCACTTACATTAAACCCGTCTGCCGAAGTGGCAGTACCGTGAAATTTATATCCAGCTTCGGTATCAGTTACTCCATTTTGCTCTGACCCAGTACTAACTAGAGTAATACCCTTGTATATTGTGTCAAAGGTGCCGTTGTATTTTTCTATTTCAGCATCACCTAATGTAAACTCATCACTAGAGATAATAAAAATAACAGTGCCGGATGCCACTGCTTCAATAACAGTATAAGTTGCTGTTGTATCGTCGGCAACTATTGCAGTACGCATTTCAGTGATGGCGGCTCCAGCTGCACCCTGCGGTCCTACTAGAGTAAATGTATTATCACCGTTACTAGCATATAGTTGCTGATTAACTGAATCCCAGTAAAAATCTCCAATTTTTAAACCAGATGGTTCTGATGTCGCAACATTTGCGCCATTCACTGACCTAAAAATAGTGCCGTCGTAGAATTTTAGCTTACTAGTTGTGCTATCAAACCAAATTTGACCGGTAATTTTCTTGCTTGGCTCACTGCCGTCGGCAAAATTTTCCAGTAAACGAACAAAATTCTCGTTCTGAATTTCGCCGTAGCCAGCGTAATTTTTACCAACTAGTTTTAAACTAGTAGTTTGATCTATTGTACCATCTGCAACAGTAGTAAGTACTTGACCGTTTGTTTTATTAATGCTGTAAGGCATTGATTGACCCCTTTGTTTTATTTATTTAAAATGCGTAACTTATATCAAAACTAGTATTCCAATACCACTCGTTAGGCGATCCTGAGATCAATTGATAAACCCTTAATGTTCTAACAACTAAAGGTGTTACTGCAATTCCGTCAAAATCCATGGTAGTTTTAGTGCATTGTACATATAGTTTTGTGCCAATAACATGATCATCTACTGGAAATGTGTCAGTTAGTAGTGTTACAGCATCGCCATCATCTAGATCTCCGCCTGCTGCATTGGTTAATTCTAAAGTAAACTGTAACGGTAATCCAGCAGTATAATCCTGCATTGTTTGATTATTAACTGCGTCATTGGCCATTCCCCCATCAACTAATTGCGGAGGAGAATTAGTATCGTACTCAGTGATTGCTAGATCAGCAATATTCAAACTATCAACGCTGATAGTTCCAGTATCAGATGTAATAGCATTGCCATTTATGTTGATATTGTCAACTTGTAGGTTAACTAGTGTACCAACCGTGGTTAAACTAGAATAAATTACTCCCGTGCCCAGCGTATCTGCTGATAACACAACATCCCCTTCAATTCTATAATTTAAGTTTAATAGTCCACCAATTGGCACAAGATCTAGATAATAGTTGCTAGTCCATGCTAGCGTATCTTCTTTAAATTTCCAATTAGCCTTGTTTGTCGAAGGACCACGATCTATTTCAATGCCGGCAGTTCCAAGAGTTATTCCGCTGCCAGTTTGTCCGCTATTCAAAGTTATAGTGTTATCTTGAATCAGAGTATTAGTGGTAGTAATGGTAGTAGTTTCACCTACAATCGTTAAATCACCTAGCACTCTAAGATCAGATCTAAATAGTCCCCTACCATTTACATCTAATGCCACTTTTGGATCGTCAGTTAATACACCAATTCGAGGATTTGATAAGGCTGTTATAAATCCGGCCCATCCGCCCACATCTGAATATAGTAATGTTACAGAGGTAGCTGTAACTGCAAAAACTTCTAGATCTTCGCCAACAACTGCTATCTCAAGGAGTTCATAGGGAGGGTCTAGATTGTATACATACTTTTTAGGTGTTACCACATCCCCTACTTGGTAGGGAGGTACTAATTGTTCTTCTTCAAATGTTAGTGTTAGGTATACGCCGTTGCCAGTCGATGAAGCTACTCCAACTGCTGTATATCCAGTATTTAAAATTTTAATACCTTGATAGCCAGTTACCGTATCAACAATAAATGTTAAACTTTGATTTTGTCCAATGGCTTTAATTTGGAATTCGTCAACTCGTGAAATTATTTCAGTGTTTTCAGAACTACCTAGTATTAGCGGGTTATCGCTTTGTATAGTTAATGTTGCTTCGTTTCCAGCATCTAATCCAATCAACGAACTACCAATTGTTTTTACAAAGTCATCTGGTATATAGACATTATCTTCACTGTCAACTAGTTGACTTGCACTAGTAACAGGTACATCAAACGACAATCCAGATGCATCGCCTAAATTAAAACCTTTGACTATATCACCTGTAAAACCAGCAATAGCTGGGGATGGAGTGAATGCATCTTTACTGAATATTCCAATTAACGAATTAGCAATATAGAGTAGACCGAGTGTATGTTCTTTTTCTGCTGTATCAAATACTGTAATTACTTGAATGCCGGATATGCCTTGACTTGCTGTATAAGAAGGCCCTGCTAGGACATAAGTTGTGTCATCAACATAAAACCGTAGTTGTTGATTAGCGGTATCTATCCAAATATCTCCAGCAATAGCGGTTGAAGGTGTAGTTGCCGATAAAATTGTTCCGCCTGTAACTTTAAACCCAGTACCAGTATATACTTTTAGTCTATTGTCAGATGTATCATACCATAATTGTCCAACTAATGCATTAGGAGGAGACGAACTATTAGCAAAATTTTCTAATAGATGCACAAAATTTTCATTAAATGCTTCTCCGTAGTTAACTGCATTTTTTCCTATTAGGGTAAGATCTGTGGCTGTAATATCAACTGTGCCGTCTGCTATATTATCAGTTAGAATAGAACCATCTGTTTTGTTTATTGTGTAGCTGCTCATGATGTAACACCAGTATAAATGATATAGTTAATTGTTAAGTATGGATTCATAACATTAACGGCTGTACCTAAACTACCTGAAACAATTTGTACGCCGCCGCTGTTCTTTAATAGTCTTGCTCCATCAACTGCGCCACCAAGACCAGTTGCCGGAACTGAATCAGAATCAGTTAGTGTAGAATCACCTAACCCACCGTATTGCCCGTTACTAGATCCTTTCATTGTATGCTTGTGTTCTGGAAGGTTATTTATTGTTAAAGTTTTAGTTGCTGCTCCTGATCCAGAACCTAACGCACTGGCCGCAGTTTCAGTTACTCGGTTTGCGGCGCCACCGCCTGCATTAACTAAAATTGGCACTGGGCTATCAACAGAATCTTGTGTAGTAATATCTGGTAAAGTGGTGTTATCCATATTATCTTTACCGAGGGCAAACCTGCCTCTTAAATCTGGTAATTTAAATGTGCCGGCACCTACCAAACTACCAGCACCTTTGTAAACATCACCTATTTTAGAATATAGTAAATTATAAGTAGCTTTTGATACTTCGCTGCCGTCACAGAAAAGATACCCGGTTGGCACAGTTGTTCCAGCATAAGGCATTATTACTCCTACTGGTACTAACGCTACCCCGTCAAGAAACTTTTCTTTTGTTGTTTTCTTTAGACCAACAGTATTTGGACGATACACTAAAAGTTCGTCTGTGGCTAGAACCTTAGTGCTAAAAGTAACTGAATCTTCTAATACTGATTTATTTGTGATAAGATTAGCGCTTAGAGCAGTGGTAAATGTTTTAGTAGTTCCGCCAACTGACCCATCAAATACTACTTCATTAGAAGAAATATCGCCGGTTATACTGAATGTAGTTGGACTGAGTAACTTAGTTGCGGCACCGGCTATAGTAGTTCCACCAAGTGTGCCAGTAAATGTACCGCTGACATTACCGTAAAAATAATCAGCATATACATTTCTAAACTTAGTGGTTTCAGATCCAATATCGTACTTGCTGCCGGCTTCTAAGCTGCCGGGCATTAAAGCTGACCCAACTATAGGAGTACCTTGACTATCAATTCTATCTACATATAATATACCGTTAACACGAGTATTTGCCCCAACTCTTAAAGACTTATTAACAACCGCACCACCAAGTGTATTAAAACTTCCCGAGGACAAAGTTGTTGCATCTTGTATACCAGTAATTAACAGTTGACTATCTGTTCTAATATTTCCAGTTACGTCTAATGGATGCTGTGGATCAGTTTTGTTAATACCAACACGCTCTGAACTGTCAACACGAACAACTGTTTTTTCTCCGTCATTGTTGGTAATTTTAAAATCAATGCTTGATCCAGAAGTTTTATTCCATATTGTCGACTTACCGTCGTCGACTCTTAGAACAAAAGATAAGTCATTGCCTATTTGTAGTCCGTCATTAGTTCTGATACTAAATCTAACAGAACTAGGAGTTTCTTTATCGCTGCGTAAAAAATTAGCAGCATCAACTGATGTTGTACCAACTACTAAAGCATTTGCTTTTTGTGCAGTACCCCAGTACTTAATTGGGGCAGTGGCACTAGTTGCGTCAGTTGAAGATAAATTAATACCTTTATTAATTTCTTTAAAACCAGATACTGTTGATTTGGGGGTAAAAGTTGCACTACTTAGAATAGCAGTTCTTGTGCCGTTTACCCAAAGAGTAATTACAGCATTAGCACTGTCTGTTAAATCAATTATTGATTCTATCTCGGGACCTGTCTTAACGCCTGCACTGAATTGCGGCCCAACTAAGATCCAAGTGGCGCCGTTCCATAATTTCAATTGTTGATTAGCAGTATCAGACCAAAGATCCCCAGTATTGGGATTTGTTGGAGCCCTTGAAGAGTTTTTAATGCCGCCTGTTGCAGACCATGTAGTACTGTCCCAAACTTTTAATTGATTTTCTCCTGCACTATTATCAAACCATAGTTGACCTTGTACAGGATTAGAGGGTGCTGTGTTATTAGCAAAATTTTCCATCAAGTGGAGAAAGTTTTCAGCAATATATGATCCGTAACCTGGAAAATTCTTTCCCACAAAAGTTACAGCAGTTTCTTGATTAAGCGTTTGGTCTTCAACTGTAATTATTTGCTTTGCAGGGTTTCCAGTTTCGGTAAATTTAACTTGATAACTCATATTATACTCCCGCTAGGCCAGTTAACGTCTGAATCCGTACAGTATAATCAATTTGAATTAATCTGTTTAAACTTTTTTGCACAGGATGAAATATTACATGAGTTAATAATAAACTTTGATCAGTTGAGCTGTAAGAACGTAAACCTAATTCGTCAAACACATAATCAGACTCGTTATCCGTGGTGTTATCAAAGGCCTGTTGATCGCTGGGCTCGCCATAGTCTAACAAACAAGTTACAAAAATATCTGTATAATTTGTTCCAGTTACGTGTCTAGATTCAACAAAATTTCTAGTAGGATCAACGTTAGTACTAGACCTGTCGTCAACTACCTTATAATAAGTTCTGTTATATAGACTAGAATTAGTACCAGTAGTGTTTGAACTCAAGTATGTGATAATACCAGTAGGATCTACCGCTGTACCACCGTTGCCAAAATCCATTTGATATATAAAACCTTGCCCAGAATTAGCAAGACTTTCTGCTAGGGCAACGCTCATATTTTCGTAGTGTATAGCATTACGTTTGTTAACAAATACTTCATTAGAAGAAGGATCCCATATTTTAATATGACCTTCTACATGAACTCCGGAAAAATCCTTATTTTGCATTTTAAAACTCTCTTTATATTGTATTTATCTATCCAGTTATCTGGTATTATTTGTCTCTAATAAACTTAGCAATAGGGTTGTTAGAGTGTGCTAGACTAGCACCTAAATCTGCCCATACTGCACCTGTTCTCTTAACTAGCGTAATCTTAGTTCCCTCAGTTAACCTATTTGTTAGTCTCACTGTGTTGTTTTCCCCATCTACAGAGAACTCAGCTTCAAACTGAACATCACCTTCGGGACTTTCGTAATGATTTCTTACATTGTGTACCTTGTAAGGAACCTTACTTAATCTAACATTTCCTGTAAAATATTCCCAATTATCAATGTCATCGATGAATGATGCACTGCTAGTGTGTGCTGTAACACATCTGTAATTATAGCTGCCCACAACCACAATATCACCAACACTGTAACTTAACTTAGAAATCCATTCTCCTTGAACATCATAGCCTCCAACAAACATCTCAATATCATTAGATTGTCCGTAGGTACTAGGAACGCTTTGATATGTAACAAGATTTAAAGTACCTGTTCCAGTAGTACCTTTAATCCATCGCACTCTACCATTTCCACGCCCTGCGGTTATTGCAGTGAATGTAATTCCAACTTCGGGTTGGCCTGTAATAGTTGTAGAAGTCACTGTTTGATTAAAGTTAATTGTATATGTGCCCTCACCGCCCTCACCTGTGTTAAATTCTGTAATATAAGTTCCAAGTACTAATCCTTCTCCGGTGATATAAGTTCCAACTGCTAGTTCTCCAGAGGTAACATCGGTAACAGTTAATGTATTATCTGCAATTGAACCAGTTACTACTGCTGTACTTTCGGCACCTGCTTCAACCCAATCTGTTAATCCTATTTTTACAATAGAATATTGATTACCAACTACGAAGCTACCGGCTGGTACTCTACTAATATCTGCACGGAATTTAACGCCTACTTGATTTGTTGGGGCGCCAACTGCTCTAAAATCGCTTGTGCCAAGTTTAGTAATTATATAATAATTATCAACTTCTACTTCTTGAGCAGTTTTAGAAACTAACGTAGTTTTTCTATACCAACTGTTAGTTAATCCAATAGTGCCAGTATCCAGGCTTGATACAACTTTAAATGTATAAGTTAGATCAGAGCCTGTGTTAATCCAGTTAGTGGACTCAAATGCTGTTGTACTTGTATGCGCTATAGAACATTCATACCTATAACCATTATAGGATACAACATCACCTTCTTCGTAATTTAAAGATGATTTCCAAGTTGATAACGTTGTATGTTGCTCTGTATAAGTAGTATCTCTGTAAGGGATAGTTTCTGTTTTGCCAATGTCTTGCACAAGTGTACCAATTTCATAAACAGTACGAACACCGGTGCCTAGCGTACCTCTACGTAGTTGACTCAACACAGATCCTTCTTTTTTATAATACTCAATACGTTCACCAAAAATTTCAATAATACCAGGTAATCTCTTAGCAGGGTTCGGATTAGTCAATACTGATCCTTTAGCCACTGTAATAGTCATATCATTCCAGTGTAGATCTTCTGCTAGAGTAGTTTGACGAGATTCAGACAATCTCTTGTAGTGTACGCGATTCAACATATCTTTAAACTGCATGAACGCAAAACTATCAACAACAATGTTATTACTAAATGTCATTATTGCAAATTTATCATCAGTTGCTGGTTGTTGATCAAGATAAACAGATGTTAGATCTAAATTTAGTTTATAATCTATATTTGGTTGTAGTATTTTACCATTTTTAGTTAACCATACATAGCTACTATCGATTACTGGGCGAGGTAGTTTAATATTTTTACCGTAGACACTTAGATAATCAAACACTTCTAGAGACTCGGGTTCAAAAACAACATTTGATGTAACAGTTCTTGATGTTTGTTTAATATCTAAAATATCATGCTTATAAAAACTAATTACACTAATTGTTTGATCAGCAACTGGAGCTGTATCAAAAATTATATACTCTCCGTCACAGGTATAGCTGTCCTCATAAATTACACTAACAGTTAATTGTTTGCCAACATTGGCTGCACGTACAGCTTTCTTAAGTGTCACTGATACTCCCAATATAGAAACAGAGTAATCAGTTAGTTTGCTTAATTCAACGCCGTCAATGTAGGTAGTTAATCTAAAATTTGAAATACTATTAGGTTGTACTTTTGCTTTTGGTATTGTATAAGTTACTTTAGTATCAATAGTGAAATACTCGTTGATCGGTGGTAGATATATTGTACCAACATCAGATAACACTAGCATATTTGATGCTAAAGGATTACTGACTCCTACTTTGTTTACTAGTTGATAAACCTGCGAGATGCCATCTGGTTGAAATGTTTCATTTTGCATAACGCTGAATGATTGTTCAGTAGATGATGTAATCACATAATTTAATATTGCTCCGGCAGGTAAGTTTGATCCAAATCTAATACCCACTAGGTTAGCAGATTCGTACTTACTGCTAGTTTTAAACAATACATAATCTAATACTTCACCGTTAACATAGACTAAAGATGTCAGTGTACTGAACCATGGCGCTTTAGTTATAAATTCGCTTGTTGAACCGTCGGCAACAAAAGAGTCTATATCTAGTAGATTAGATCCGTTAAACCCTGCACTAATAATACTAATAATTTCGCCGCCTGTCATTCCAATCACATCGGGATCCAATACCACTAATTTGTTAGGATAATCAATAGTGTAGTCATAATTAGAAATTAAAATTCTATTAAGTGACGTTATTTTTACAATTACTGCATCTGGAGAATTAGGTGTTTGTCCTATGTTATAAGATGTTCTTTCGCCGTCATAAATGTAATTTTTAACAATCATTCTAGCAGAACCATCAGTCGGACGAGTGTATACTTTAATTGCTAGAGCATCTGATACTTGGCCTGGTACAAATTCTTCTGGACCCTGGCTAGTAGTTTGAGAAACAAAATCGTCACCGTCGACTAAAATGTCTTCGGCTGCTAGGCCAGTGGCAGTGCTATAGGCCAAGTTCCCGCCTAATAGCTCTGTATCATAATCCATATCTTGAGGGTTAATAGATCCATCACTGGCTAATTTCCTAAATATGAAATTGTCACCTGAACTAACTGATATAGTATTTGGAATTCCAATAGATGTAGTTTCACCGTCACCTATAAATGTCTGCATAACTACATCTGGTTTTGTAAAAATAATTTCTCCAACATAGTAGAGGTCGTCAATTCTTACATAACGAGTATTGTTATTTGGTCTGTAATAGATAGTTATTTGTTCATCTTGTTCAGGAACATATGGCAGTTCAACTGGATATGTTTTATTCTTGACTATCATAGATCCTGTATCGTCAGTGACTAACAGCAGTGTGCCGTCTAGCGTACTACTAACTGTTATTGATGATGTTGCAGTAATTGTCCCCGATGGAATAATTGCAGTATCTGCAGAAAGTCCAGGACTAGTGTAGGTAAACTGATCGCTGTCTGTCACAGTTATAATTACATCATCTTCTGTATATTCACTATATCCAACTCCTGCATTAACATTAATTTTATTACCAGTTACTAGTCCATGAGGTATTTGTGTTTTAATAGATACTGTTGGTACTGAAGCAGTTGTAATTCCCGAAGGCGCAATGGTAGTTGCACCAACTCCAAAAACATCTGGATTTTCAGGGTATGCTAGACAAATAGTTGACAATGTCCTAACAGTACCAACATATTCGCCATTGTAGGCTTCGTTGCCGTTGCCACTTACTAAGAATTTATATCCTAGCGGTAGTGGAACTCCTAGGGTTGCAAAAGAAAACGTTACAACTGCTGAGACATTTATTGTTTGGCTGACTGCTGCTTGACTTTGATTTAAAATATACGTGCCCAAGCCGCCTGTACCAGTGCCTAGAGAAAGAATATAAGTTCCCTCGTCAACATCATTACCAGTGATTAATTGACCCACTGTCAATGTGCCTGATGTAACAGAAGTAACAGTTAATACGTTACCTGGATTAGTTGTAGCACCGTCATTGATAGTTCCAATAACTTCTGCTGGGCCAACTGGAAACGTTGCTCCGGTAACTGTAACAGTAGGAGCAGTAGATACAGTTAACACTACCTCGTCTCCAGAGTTAATGTATGTAAACTCGTTGGCATTTCTAACGGCATAGATATTAACGTCAACTTGATTGAATCCCGGAACATCAATTCCTTCAATAGTGATTAGTTGATCAGTTACAAATCCATGCGGTATATCCGTAGTTATTACTGCAATTCCATCGAGGCCAATCCTTCTGAAGGAAGTAATTTTACTACTGCCAACTCTACCTATAGAATATATCGGTACAGCACCACTAGGGGTAATTGAAGATACATAATACGAAGTATTAGGCTCAATATCTCCTATTGATGTGCCAGTGAATTCAAGCAATCTTCCAACTTCAACATTAGTTGTAGAACTTATTTCAATGATATTCCCATACGCATAAGTTTGTACAGCAGTAGTATCAATCTTTTTACTGTTAGCTCCCACTGTAACTATGTAGTCATCAAAATTAGGATCTTGTGCATCCCATCCATCTGAGAACCAAGGAACACTTCCCCAACCTTGGGCAACATTAAATCCTAGACCGGTTATCTGTACGCCGCCGTAATCAACACCTTTCATTAATTGATTTAATTCTTTTCCAAAACTATTAGTGCCTGGATTGTAATACCAATTAATTCTATCGGCTGCTGACAAGTAATTAAAATCTTTCAAATACGTAATCTTAATCACTGAATCTTTAGATGGAGGTGTTGAGAATGTCAGCTGTCCGTAATAACTTGTATAACCTCTTGTTGTAGATTTTTTAGAAGTTAATGTATATGAAGTCCTTAGTGCGGCTACTCCATCAATCAACACTGTTGAATCAGCTAGGTTAATACTAGGGCTCCAAACCAATGTAAATTGTGTTTTACTGCCTGTTCCGACAAACGCAGTATTAGTTTCTCCGGACTCGGTTACTTGTAATTCAGTAATATAATACAGGCCGCTGACTCGGTCAAACTTAATTTTTGTATAATTTGATCTAACAAGGCTACTACCAATTCTGGCGCTGGCGCTGGCTGCAACACCGTTAGAGTCAAGGCCTCCTTGAAGAGTTACTGTAGGTACAGTAAAATATCCACTACCCTTTGTGATCAATGTTATTCTTGCTACTTTACCATTTGTAAGATATACACGGGCCGTTGCACCGGACCCACTATCACTTTGTATAACGACTGTTGGAGTGCTTATATAACCAGACCCACCATCATTAATAATAATTTCAGTAACTTGGAATCCAACATTATTAGTCCAATTTTTCCAAGGATATTCATCTATAAGAGCAGACTCACTGGTTATCTTGTTATCTACTATCTGTGCAGGCACTGTGGTAAACCTACCGTCTTGATAAATTGGTGGTAAATCAAAATCAGTTACCACTGAACGTGCAACATCAGTCTTAGAATAAGAGCTGATAAATTCTCTAATTTTTGTTCTATAAGGTTTAACTTCTGAAATATATGATTCAAAGTCTACTAGGTTATCGTTATTATAAGTAACTTTTTCTTTTAGATCTCCAACGTTATGTTGAGCTCTAATAAAACTTGTTTTAAACGCCCAGTCAATATACTGCTGTTCATTGTGTGCATAACGTAGGCCAGCAAAGAATGTATCTAAATAATCTTGTTTTAGATCATCAATAAGAATATTATTTTTAATTGTTTCTAAAATGATTCTTAATTCTTCTCCTGCAGAATTATCGTAGCCGTCTCCATCAAATGACGGGCCGTCGTAGCCCACTCCAGTATTTCTAATACTGTATAATGAACTTACAAATTGTATTGTTCCTTTTTCGCGACCAACAACTCTATAAGATTGAGTATAATCAGCTGAAGTACTAGTTGCATATCTTTCAAGCAGTATCCAGCCGCCGGTGCCTATTGTTTTAATTTTAACAAGTTGTCCAACTTCTACATCAACTGTGTTAAGTTCATACAAAGAATTCAAAGAGAAATTCGCAGGAGTAAACTGGCTGTAACCAGATTTATAATAATCTTCATAACTCCAATATTGCCTAACATCATACCCTTGACTCTTTATTCGTTCCCAAGTGAGAGAAATTGAATCATAAGAATATATGCTCCATCTATCTAAAGCACCCGAATCAAAATGTACTAGTGCAGAAAATGGTCTTAGAGTTAAAGTAGTATCATCTGTATAACCTTCACCAGAATTTTCTATAATAACACCTGAAATTCCGCCTGTAACATTTAATGTTGTTTTAATTTTAGCATCAATTCCAGTTCCAGAAATTTCTAGATAAGGAGCATAGACATATCCAGAGCCAGGGTTAGTTATTATAATTTCTTTTATTCTACCATCAACGATGACCGGTGTTAAAGAAGGATATCGAACCGCAGTAACTCCAATAGTACGTAATTCTGTATCATAATCTACTACTACATCATACTGTCCTAGAATTGAACTTGGTTCTGTTTCGTAGCTGTTTAGAGTAGAAATATCTTTTTCTTCAACAATAACATGCTCCATTAATGTAGCATTAACACGTTCAAAATATTGTTTTAATGCTTCAAAACGATTTACAAACATGCTTTGACGAGGACGATTTTCAATACCGTAACGTAGTTTAGGCGGCAATGTAACATCTGGAATTCGTCTGTTGTTGGCATCTTTGCCGCACAGACTGTCTATCCATTTAACTTCAACTGCTAAAGGTAACATAGTATTGGTATCGTTACTGATTAGTTTCCATTGATTGTGACTGTTAATTGTATAGTCGTCAATTAACCAATATTCAACATACAAATTAATGTCTGTATGTTCTAGTAAGTTAGCCACGTTAACTAGGCTAAAGGTATTTGTTCCAGTGAATGCAATATACTTGTAACCGTAACCTTTAGGATCAGTTATAAGATCTGAAACATCTTTTGCAGATAACTTTCTTCCTTTAACTTCTGGAATAATAGTTTTATTTTTTACCCAGAAATAATATGTATTTCTAAAACTTTTAGAAACGTTATCATAAGTACGTTTAATACTGTAAGCAGAATTTCCGTATAGACTTATACCGCTGATGTTGGCAGTGAAACCTTCGTCTGTGTCAGCAATAGCATCCCACTCTTCAGGTAGTAAACTGGACGCTACCCACTCATAGATATCAATGCTGGCAGTTTCGTACAGTGTGTTCCAAGTAGAATTTCTATACACACCGTTACCGTTATAACTATCTAAAAATTTAGCTCTAGATAAATTCCACCATAGGGTACCAACGTTGGCTGTAGTCCATGCTTGTCCGTCATCAACGTTTAGTGATTCAGTTCCAACAGTATACGTTGCAGGATCATAGTGTGTTTTAAATTTAATTTCTTGATCTGCAATACCTGCAATTTTTCCTTGTATTGGATCAATTATATCAAGATAAGACACTAATTCTTGTGTCTTTTTATTGTACAAGAAAATTTGTTTAATCTTACTTAGGTCAATTTTATCAGCTTCTTCTCTTGTAATAGTCCAAGTTTTAGTGTTTGGTGCCTTGTTGTAAGAATATAATTTCCCTGAATTAGTACTAGTATCATCAGCATTAGATGCACTGACAATAATATAATTATTTGCTGCAACTAATTCAAGACCGTAGTCTTCACCGTCAACACTATTGGTTGTTAAACTTTCAGAGAAAACCCATTTAGTAGAATATCTATCATAGACATCAATTCTTCCAGAGTCAGTAACAGGTACGTCGTTTTGAATAGTATTGCCGTTGAGACTAGCAATTACAAGAGTTTCACTGTCATTCATAAAAGAAACTTTTGCACCGTAGCCTTCTGAACCTTCTGGCAGGCGACTTGTTATAGTTTGATACAAACTATAAACGTTTCCAGTTCTCTTATAAATTTTAACATGGCCTTGATTAGTATTGGCTGTTCTATTGCCCACGGCAATATAAGTGCCGTCATTTGAAACAACTACACTATAATCTGAAGATCCGGCATCGCCAGGAGTAATTGTATTGATAAGAACGCTATCTGAATATACACGTACTTGATCGCTACCATAGGCCGTAACTGCTACTATTGATCCATCTTTGGATGCTGCAATAGTTTTTCCAAAATAAGTAGCACTACCTAGAGAACTAAATTCTGTTCCAGTATCCCATTGTAGAATATCATTTTCATCAACAGCGTAGCTAAACTTATATATTTGAGCGTTAGAACCATTTAACTCAGAGGCAACCATAAGTGTATTATCACCTACAAATTTAACCGTTGATCCAAATTTTTCGTTTGTGGCGGCGTTAACAGAAAGAATAGTCCTATACAATGCATATTCATTTATTTTATTACGTTGATACAAGCGTACCATACCTTGATTAGTAAGTCCGCTAGTTGCTCCAATGTATTCTAAACAATTTGTTCCGTACATTTTATAAGGGGTTGTAAGATAACCGGTGTCGATTAAATGAGCTGGAAGTATATCAGAGAAATCACTATTAATGACAACTTTGACTTTACCGGCAGCATCAAACATTGCATACGGGCCGCCCGGTGTTGCAGGGATACCAAATGTGTTGCCAGCAGTGCCAGGTACATCAACTGTTGGTGCGGTGCCAGGTACATTGCTGATTGTGAATAACGTTTCACTACGAATAGATTTAACATAGTATGTGTCAGTTGTTGATAGGCCGCCGAACGTAGATCCTACAAATCTCACCTTCATACCCACTACCATGCCTTTAGTTGTACTAACTTCAATGTATCCCTTATCAACTCCTGCAATTTGTGTGATAGTCGCAGTTGCAGTAGTAGTAAGATTTCCAATTGTAGCAACTAGTGCATTAGAAATATTAACATACTCGATCCATTCGGCCAGTCTAAAAATCCCCAAAGTTGATGAAGTAGCTGTACATTGATATAAAATATGATTATATAAAACAATGCTCCCAATACTATACGAAATGCTTGTTAAATAGAATCCTTGATATGATGTACTAAATTTAGCTGTAGATAATACTAGAGTTGCGCCCACACTTGCTTCTACATTACTAGTATTTGTATTAGCAGTTTTGCTAATTGTAATCGCATATTCGTCTATAATATCTTTAATATAATATGGCCCTACTTCTGATATTATCCCGCCAAATGCAGTACCATTGAACACCACGGGCATACCTATATGTATTCCAGATGTATCTGTAAGAGTAATAGTATTATCTAAGGCATTTGTTTTAACAACTGTAGCAACCACGTGCGGTGCTGCTCGATAATAATTTACAACATCGTCAACCCCTTGCGGTACTCTAACATATTGATTGTCACCAGCTGCCTTTGGAGTTCCCTCTTCCCATAATATTGATGATTTAATAATACTGTCTTCGGCTTTAAATTCTCCGTACTTAGATAATATATTTCCTGTGTTGGGAGACCCGATGGCTAACCATGTTCTATCATTAGATATTGCCACAATTTTTCCAAATGATCCAACTGGTGTATTGTGCCAGAACGCAAGATCTACATCTGTAAAGTTAAACGTTAGACCTAGTGACTGACCTCTTGACCAAGGAGAATTGTAACCATCTCGTTTGTAAATGATTACTTCGTCTTTGACTGTACCCACTGCAAGTGTAGATGCTGTTTGATCTATAGCCAATACATTACCAAATTTTAATCCGTTAGCAGGATACTTGTTTGAAATACTAGATTGTGTGTAGGCCAGATTGTATTCATATACTGCCCATTTACCGTTGCCGTTGTTGTCAACCCACAGCAGTTCTTTATCTTTAATTTTCTTAGGAAGCTCAACGTCAATATCATTAATGTTAGATATTTTCTGACTGTCAAAATAATACAGGGCAATATCTTCGTATGTTATTTCTGTTGGGAAGTTAGCAATAGTTGCAGTTACCGTAATAACATTAGTATCAATATCATCAATCTTATAAAACCCTTGAACATCTGTTATGCCTGTTAATCCTAAATAATCACCTACTTGTAAGTATGTGGTTGAATCTACAGTGATTGACAGTGTAGTATCTGTATACTCTAATAGAGAAACTGTGCTTTCTGTGTCAGTGATTCTATAAATGTTCCAATATTCTGGCGGGTTTTCAAAAGTTGTCCATACATAATCGCCTGGGGTAAAACTAGTAACGTCATAGGTTAGCAAATCAGCTAGAGTGTCTACATTAGCCGAAACTTCTTCTATCCTAACATAACCAGGTGTTCTTAAGTACGGGGTATAATTTGTATTAATTGGCCACGGCTTTGAACTATAAGACTGTGGTTTTAAATAAACATCATTAGGTGTTTGTCTAATAACAAAATCTACTAATGTTGGATCAATAGTATTAGTTAATTCAAACGCCTGTGGATTACTTTTAAACAAACTCTCGTCTAGCTCAAATTCAATCTCTTCAAACGCATTAATGGCTCCGTACTGTCCTACACGGATCGCCCACTCTTCAAAAAACTTAAGACTTTCTTGATTGTCTGCACTCAGTACGTCAAATAGTTTATTAAGAACATTTTGTGTACCTTTTTCAATAATCATACCTTGATAAAATTTATATTCTGAAATATCATCTTTAATAATGTTTTCAAGGTACTGACGTTTTTGGTAACCAATTAAATGCTGGGCAATTTTTTGTTGTCCTGTGTCAAAGTTATCGCTGTCTAGACTATAAAAATCAGTAAATTGTTCTGCCTTATAACTCCAGTTAGGCAACAATCTTGATGTTGGTTTTTTAGTTAATTTTATCCAGTCTTCACTGACAAAACCTACGGCTCCGACTAATGTCTTAGAGGCGCTATAATAAAATTCTTTATACTTAACTGTATCTCCAAGATTATAACTTGTCCAAGACTCCCAATCACTAATCGAAGCTTGGTCATATATAAAGCCTGGTATGTTAAATCCGCCGTTCCATCCAGTTGATGTATAACTAGAAACTTTAATCTTTTCTTGTCTATATCCTGTTGTTGGATCATAGACTGTATCATTAAACAATGTTGAATTATCTAATAGCAGTACATGTTCTTTTTGCACAAAATAGAACGTTGCACCGTAAATACCATCACTTTTTGTTGTGTATGATGACTGGTTATCATCTCTGTAAGAATTAATTAAATCTTCATCTAATTTTGTTCCGTCAACTTTAAAAAATTCATATACATTAAACTGATCTTTAATATCATCAATTACAGATAATTCAGAGTTAATAATAACACTGTTTGCCGCTGGACTTAATGCTAAGACACTGGCTCCAACTGTTGATATTCCATCAAGTTTAGTCCAGTCATTTTCTAAGAAAACATCTCCAGGCTCTACAAACACATCTGCTTTATAATAATCTCCGTTAAATTGGACTATTTCACCAGCTTCATAACTATCAAACGGTGTCCAATCTTTCCATTTATCTTCGCCAGTACTCCAATTTTGTGTAGTCCAGAATAAAAATTCTTTTGCACTAGTAGTCCAGTTAGAAACTTCTCCAATGTTTGTATTAAAATCATCAAAGATAAATCCTTGATCTTTTAAATATTCCCCGTGACCTACTAAGAAGTCTACTACTTCTTGTATTGTTCTAAATTTTGTACCGTAGGCAATGGTGATTGGTTCACTTCTATCCCACGCAGTTCTAATAAGGGCATCTTTTCCACCATTAATCGGCAATGATGATATTGGCAAATAATACGATGATTCAAATGTTTCAGAAGATGTGTGAGATACAGACACTCTATAATAAGCTGTACCATACTTAACTATCTTGCCTCCAAGGTATAGTTGTTCCGAAGCCCATTCAACATAAGATTCGCTGATGCCGCCAACATTAATGTTATATCCAGGACTAGTCCATCCGTAGTAATAAAAATATGGGCTAGATCTGCTATAACCTTTTACTTCATATCCTGTTGATAATCTTGTTACAATTACGCCGCTGTATACTACTTTCTTAACAGGACTAGATGAATTTAAAAATATTGAATAATTTTCCTGCGGAACGTATATACCACCAACAGCAGTAGGTGATTTAGAATCCAGTAGTAAATTGAATTTTTCTTTTTCAGTAAATCCGCTTACACGATATGACAGCTGCATTGTGCTGTTTGCAAGATCATATTTGTATTGAGTTAAAGATCGTTGATTCTCGTGTTGAATATAATCAACAATATAATTAACAAGGCCGGCAGTCTGCACTCGCTCGCTGTCTGAATAAATGCTTGGGGTAACAACATCTTTTAATCGAAGACGCAGTTTTGTGTCTTTGTATATTAGTTGATTCGATGCATCTCTATAGATTCGTGAGCGATCAAATAATAAACCCATAACTTTAGAAGGGTATGTTAACAGTAATGTAGAAATAATACTAAAAGGATAATACGAACTTCTGCGCCACGCATTCTCTATTGGGCTAACATCACCAAATATATAATCGCCCAAAGTAATTTCTGTAATAACTCCGTCAGCTAAATTATTAGTAGTAGGACTTACAATATTTCCATCTTCATCAACTGGCAAATGTTTTGTCAAATACGGTTTAACATATTTAGGATTACGGTAAATTGGTTGTCCCGGAACCTTGATAATGCCTTCGGAAATATCTTGCCACATTACTAGATTGTCTGATGTATATGGAGCTGAACCATATTGTTCTTCCCACCATGAGGGTTCAATGCTAAACCCCAACATCTCCCATGGGCACACATTTGGACGGTCGGTATCATAGATCCAACGATAGATACCTCTCCAGTACCCGGGCAATGTTCTTCCATCAGGTGCAGCCAATCCTCGATAGTTAAATGTTAACGGATTTGTTTGATCATAAGATAATGGTTTTGTAAAATCTCTATTAATTAAAGTAGTCCATTGATAAAAATTTGGTGCTAATACTTTATTAAATTCATCTAATGTATAATCTCCTACTTGACTATATCGTGGAATTAGATCGTTAACATCAAAAATATCTAAGTCGTAACTAACTTTGATATTATTAAAGATTCGTTTTTCTAATTCTAATAATAAGTCGTCACGATAGTCACCGTAGGCTAAAATAATGCTGCCGTCGTGTCCTTGAATAACTTCTCGAGGAGTCAATAACGAGTTATCTAAATATTTTTTAGGTTCAAATTTTGGCCACATTCCCAACTTAGTAGGAGTTGCAGGAACATAACTACCATCTGTACTTTCATATTCTACAATAGTAATTACATCGTCGTTGGCCACAACTGCTTGTGAAGTTAAAATAATAAACCCGTCAGTATGGAAGGTGTAATCGATGTCATGTAAAATTTGTTCACCATTAATATAAACTAAGACAGCGGTTGCTGATAACTTGTCTAAACTGAATGTAGTAGTTAAAGGATACGTTTTAGTTCTATAATCAACTACCGTGATGTTTGTAGTAATTGCTGATCCATTAGGAACCATATCACTAAAATAATAAGGTGCAGTCTTAGGTTTATTTTTATTAATTTCATTTAAAATTAAATCAACAAATGCAACTGTATCAGTATCAACACCTAAATTTTCTGAAATATTAATAAAATTACGTTTAAATGCACCATAGTCATCTCTTGATTGCTCTAGAGCTTTTAATATATTATTTGTTTTATTGGTAATATGATATAATGCTAACGGTAATGCTCCCGCATGTTGCACAAATCGTGTTCCATAAGGACTAACATTGCCTAGATCTCTTAAATTGCTGGCTCCAAGATACTCTCCGTCAAAGGTGTCTAAATTATCAATTATTGAATCTACGTGGTCAATCACTTCTCCTAGAGTAAACTCTATTGGATTTTCATTCATTGGATTATTTTGAAGATTGATAGGAAGCTCGTAATAACCGTTTTTATTTTTAACTTGGGCTGCAAACGTTTTTAATGTAATAACATCAGTTGATTGATAATTAATTTCTGCAGATGTCATACTGTCTATGTTAAAATAGACATACTTAAATCGGGTGCCGTTTTTAACTTCCCAGTATTTTTGATCTAATCTCTTACCGTTTATATAGACACGCACTTCGAGATCTAAAAGATCAGTTATATTGTCATACACATCTATGTCAAAATTATTTGTTTTATTTGGGTCACGATAAATTCTTACCGCAGGTTGATAACGTGTAACGTTGCTGATTTCCCAACCTGATACATATGATATATTAGTTAAACTATCAAATTTTACTAGTTTTCCTACAGCAACTGATTGCGTTCTTACATCAATGATTCTTTTATAAACAAATGTGTCACTTAACAAATTAAAGTTAAAAACAATATCTCCAATGTTATTAATATTCTTATAAGATAACGGAAACCCTAGTTTGCTATCACTAATACCAGTACCTACTTTATATGAGAATAGTTTTGTACCAACAAATGATGTTCCGTCGTAAACTGTCATATCTCCATAACTGTGGCCGTTTTCATCAACTACATCAAATAGCGGAGCTTGATTTACACCAGTCTTTTGTTGGCCTTTTGCCCATGTTGATCCATTATAAAAATATGTTAGTCCTTGATTTTTTGTGCCAAACTTAATCAATACTGACTGATTTTCTATAGGTACTGCATCTTCTACTAAATGAATTTGTCGTTGAACTGATTCCCCCGGAGGAGTAACTCGAATAAATTCTACTTTATAAATTTTATTTTTTACAAGTATGTCTGTATCAGCTAAAAATAATACACGCTGACCTTGTGTAAGGTTAATACCATCAACAATATAACTCGGTTGTCCTTCAACTGTTGAAAATACATCAGAGGTAAACGTATCGATAAGGTCAACATCTACTGTGGCTTCTAAGCCAAAGTTGTAAAGTTTAATGCCAGCAGCAAACTCAATAATAGGTCGAACAGCTCTAGCATCTTGATCTAAACTGGCAATTTGCCCGTTGAGAGAATAACTTGTTTCTATAACATTTTTATGGAACCAACGATTATTACGTGCCCACGGATTTCTATCTTTACTTCCGCGATTGATAACAACATAGTCTTTTGATGTACTGTATGTTGTGGCAACGTCAAAAGAATACTGATCAAACGGACTATCGTCAAACGGAACTGAAAAACTATCTGTAGTATTAGTAATAAGTTCTAAATCATTTTCAAGTACTAGATGTATTTTAGACCCAACTCCTTCTACATAATAAGATCCGGTTGCATATTTTTCAGGTGTCACATTACCTTTAAACCTCAACTTCATGCCGTTGCTTAACTTAGTACCGTCGGCTAACTTAAAAGTCTTTTTACCTATAATCTCATTTTCAACATCGATAGCAGTATTTTCTTTAATATCATAGATTTTAAAAATGCCTCCTAAATTAGGATCATTTTCACTGACATAGTAAAGAACATTAGGAGAGTTCTCGGGAATTGTTATAGTAATGGTTCCCAACTCAACTGCATATACAGTATCATTGCCCCAGTTATATCTGGCATCAACACCTGCTAGTCTTTCTGTTTTAATGCTAAATGGTTCGCCTGGGCTGGTTATTTCAAAATGGTAGGTATGTCCTCTATACAATTTTAATGCAGGGTTTCTATTAAGGCCGTTGGGGGTAAGGACATATTCTTTATATCCTAGTTCGTCTTCAATCCTTACAGTATAAGTACTCTCAATTTTTTGTTGTAGACCATAAACACTAATAACTGGAGGACCATAAGGCATCCAATAGTATTGTTGAAAATTAACAAACTTATCCCAATCAATGTGAGGATTCCAAGAATACAATTCTTGACGATTTAGGCGTTCATGGTTAGAGATGTCAGCACCAAATACACTTAACTGATTGATATAATCTATATAATCTTTGTAAAAATTTACGTTATCTAGTGTGTCTTTTGACACCATACTAGGTTCTAATTGATAATTTTGACGCTGTGAGGTCACTGCCTCAACAAAAATATCATTAGTCGTAGATGATTTAGCGTTTTGTCTACCTATAAATCCAGTAACTTTTTTTACAGCACCAGGTTGCGTAAGCTGATCTAATGTAGATTGAATAAACTTTTTATTAGTATCAGTTCTATAATATCGTGGTAACAGCTCAGAGTTTTTTCTTTTACTGTTTGAAATAGGTACTGGATTTTCTGATTGATTGTTGCTCATTTATTCTCCGCTTATGCGCTGGTAATATTTTGTTGTAGTATTGCTGTAGGTGAAATTACTGTATTTCCCGAGGCTTTGATTGTACTGGCTGTAATATTAGTAATAATTTCAATATCATCGACTACAGCTCCGTTGATAAACAACTGGTCAGACTCGGCTGTTATTTCGAACAGACTACCAAATGTTAAATTACTTGATTTTGGAACCACAATAAAATTAGTAATTAATGGTGCTAGTCTATTCATTACATAAGTTGACAACTCTGAGAAATAAAATTTATCTCCAAAATCCCAATTTTCTAAAGCAAAAAATTCATTTATTGCTGACAGAACAGTTGCTTTAATTTCATTGTCGCTAGATACTTGTGCAACATTTTTTACAACTTTAAAAGTTGCTTGTAAATCTTGAGATGCGGCTGCGCCAAACAAAACTTTATATCGAACTGGATGATATATGATCTCATCGCTGATTGATTTAATTAAATTCAATGACGGTGCAAGTGTTTGATATAACGAATCAGAGCTAGGTGGCAACGGTTCATAGTCGCGACTGCCTGCAATCCATTGTCTAAACTGAATGTCATATGTTTTAGTTAAGACAAATATATCTATTATGTTACTCATACCAGGATCAATCCTAGATTCATAATCTGCACTATGTACATATTGAAATTTAACGTCGGCTCTTCCTAAAAATACTTTATAATTTAAAGATACAACTAGTGTATTTGTAGTCCTGTTAAGTTTTTTAACAACATTAGAGTCAATAAAATAAAAATACTGTTCATCAACATAGGTAGTTAAATCGTTATCAACGTCAAACTCAGACTTTAAAATTATCACAGTGTCTAAGCTGTTATCAATATATTTGTAATCTTCTTGCCCTTGTTCAATGTAGTATTTCTCTTGAACAATATAAGATTTTTTAAATACATCAGGATCAGTTTCTGTGATCAACGGTGAAGCAACTAATGTTGAAAATAAATCAGGACGATCAACAATGCCGTCATCATTTGAATCAGCAAATACCACTTCAATTTTTTTAGTGTCTTTGTAACCGTCCAGTCCTTTAAAATCGTCATTAACCTCCCAAGTTAAATCTAAACTCAAAGGTGTAACCTCTGACGGTTTTGTATTAATACTTAAAACATTAATTCTATCCTTAACAATTAAATTAGTAGTGCTATCATAGACCTTATCTGTGCTGTCAAAATAGAAACGAATTTGATCTTTACTTTCAAATATATAACGCATCAATCTAGTAGTTACAGTATAACGTTCCGTGTCAGTGGTAAACAATAATAGCCAACTAGAATCTAAATTTTGATTAGTATTATCACCAGTTTTTCCAAGACTAAATTCTGATTTAGAATCTAAATTAGTTTCAAAAATAATCTCCCAAGAAGCAGTATCGATTGCATATCTCAAACCAAATGGTTTGTTGGCAAATATTAAATCTATCATGGTTAATACTACACTCGAACTTAGAGTAGTTCGCCATTTAGGAATTACTTGAGATACACGGGCTGTTTCAGGTATTACTTGATTTAAGATAACAGGTCCGAGGCCAGTAGCCGTTACAATACCAGTATTATTTGCTGTACCGTCACCGACAATAGATACAATTGATGCCCAAATAGATGTAGATCCATTTAACGGAATACCGGTGTCTGGTATAGTAGACAGGATATTATTATTAGCTGTTTGAAAATAATAACCTGTGGGTGCGTTAAATTTGATAAGAGCACCGGGTTGTACATATTTTAAATTATTAGTAGTATAAGATCCTAGTTTAGCCGGAGAATCGCCTAATTGAAAATAGCCAGTAGATTCATTAGTTTCCTTTGTAACTTGACTCCAATCAATATTTAAACCATCATATGGTAAAACTGAGTATCGTTCGTAATAAAAGTTTCTTAAATTCTTATCTTTCAATGCATCAATAACTGTATTGTAGATAACACCTTCAATGTCTGTCTTTGACAAATACGTAAAATTAAATGTTTCAGTATAATTCTGTTTGTACAAAACCCCATCATCAGCAAACAAATTTGTTGAACTATATTTTCCCGTAGGATCTTTTAAATCAAAATATCTACTAATACCGCTACTTGATCTGTTTACACTCTTAATCTTTGCTACGTCTTGATTAATGGCCAGTGGACTAATATTATAGTCTTCGCCGGTGATCATTCTATTTTGTGTGTAATAATTTGCAGGAGCATTGGCTTTAATATTGTCATTGCTTTCTGTGGCAACTGAGTTGTTAACTGTTGTTTGTAAATTTAAAGTAATGGTCAATGTTTCACGTTGTCCCACATTAGAAACATAGGGGATATCAACACTGATACCCTTCATATCTTTAGGATTGATGGTATAGGTTAATCCGTTGCTAGTTCTATAATAAGTTCTAAACGTACCTAGTGGTAAATTACCAAATGTGCCATCACTGAAAGCTAAACTGACTCTATCACCTACGCGGCTGACAACACCATAGATGTTTTTAATATTCTTTTTAAGGCTGTTATAGATAACATTGTTGCCTTCAAAGCTAGGTACTTTAGCCCATTCTTCTGATTCTAATCCGTTTTTATCTAAACGGTGTAACCACACATCTGTGTCATTGATGTTAATGGCATCAATGTCAATAGACTCATTGTTGTTAGGCTGAGTAATTGAAAACGTACCTTGATTTAATGTACCTTGACGAAATTGTAAGAAGAATCCTGAATTAGGACTTGCTGCACCGCGTCCGTCATCTCTATATAAAAATGCTAGATGATTTCCAACACGGGGAGTTTCTTCATAGATATAATCTTCTCCAGAAAACACTGTAGATACTAACTCAAAACTCATAGTCCTACCGTCAATGGGCTTGTTGAAAGCATATACAGGAACATCAGTATTAACACCCTGAACACGATATTGCTCAGTAGGGATACCGTAGACAGTGGCCTTATCTTCTGGACTGCCGTATTGATTAGACTGTGATAGCGCGGCGTTGATAATCTTAATAAACTGATCATACCAATTTGAATTAGCAGGGTCATTCCATACCGCAAGTTGTCCAGCAATATTGCGGCCGTTGCTGTCTATGATAGCCTGCGTTGTTCTTACACTTCCAAACTTTAATAGGCCATTTGCAGGCTGATTACGCTTGGCATTATAGCTTAATAAACGTGCTAGACGTAGCACACTTTCGCGGCGCTCTGCTAGCTCTAAGAAGTTTTCGCGGGCATTTAAATCAACACGGAAAGCTATGCTTTGGCCCAAGAATGCAATAAGGTCAATTAGGGCAAGGTATTCACTTGATTCAATGTAGTCGTTGTAATCTTCTGGGTAATTTTGACGAATGTAGGAGATCATTGTCCTACGTAAATTCTCAAAGTCGTAGCTTTGGAAGTCGGCATTGCGGAAACTCTGGTATACTTTTTTCCAGTCTTCTGCCACTAATAATCTATTTTGTCTATCTGTTGATGACATAGTTGTTCCTGTTTTTAATATTTATCGCTTATAGTTAACTGCGTATTTTACTCTGCCAATAATCCGTTTCTTTGATCAAAACTTAATCTCATACTTTGACTAATGTTGTAGGGTAAATAGGTCAACACACACTCTATTTGTATACCACTTTCGTAGGCAGTAACTATTACTTGATCTGCTTTTATACGGGGATCATAGTTAATAATATCTGTGACATTTTTAGTGATTACTTGTTTTAGTTCTTCAGTCAACGGTTCAAATAATGCATCCCATATAACTGTACCAAACGTAGGATTCATTAGTCGTTCACCTTGTCGTACATGAAAGTGATTAAGCAAATCTTGCTTAATTAATTCAAGGTCAAATAAAGAAGAATTTTCACTGACAGAGCTGACCGTACTGAATCCTTTATAGGTCTGTGTACCTGGAGTTTCTGTAGCTTGATATTGTGGTACAAGCACAATTTTTTCATATAAGTTAGCATTAGTAGTCATGATTATCTTCCTTGGCGATTACCAAATGGTGTTGCATTTCCAGGTGGGGGATTATTATCTGGTGGTCTAATTTTTTCAAACGTATCAGTTATGGTGGAGTATTTTTTCCATGCTGTTGGAGTTTCGATGGCCAACGCATTTTCTCTGCTAGTTTTTTCTGCTGTAAATTTAGCGGGGTCTAGATTTTCATGATGTGGCCAAGGCTCGTGCGTTGGAATACGTTTCATTATACTAGTATAAGTTTGAGTATTTGTCTCGTCTGGTAGTTTAAAAGTTGTCATCGCTGTCAGCGTTGCTGCGGTAGCAGCGGTTGGGCCATTCATGTGAACTTGGCTAGCAGTTTCTACATGGTTTCCTCCACTCTTAATATTAGTTGATCCGCTGGCGGTAAATTTATTTGCTCCGGTTGTATTGAGATCAAATCCTGCTTTACAGGTAATTTTTCCATTGGCTCCAACATAAATTTCTGTGTTGGCAGCAGACTCCGTACGAATTTTTGCACCTGATTTAATATTAATATTTCTACTGGCTTCTAAATTGATATCTCTATCTGCTCTGAAATTAATATCTTGTTTAGTATGAACACTAATACTATCCTCAGCGTAGATATCAATTTTTCCGTTGCTAGATAATTCTATCCAACTAGTTCCGCGAGCATTACCAATATAAATTAAGTCTTCACTATTGTGCATCAATATCTGATGCCCAGTTCGAGTACGAATTCTTAATAACTCATTGTGAGGAATGTCAGGTTGGCCTGTAGTCTCTCCGTTGGCAACGCTGGCATACTCCGGAGCAGCTTCGCTTGCAGATTTTTTACGAAGGAATTTATCATCTCCATCATCCATGACAAAGGTCGTGCCGCCTAGTCTGCTGATAAAATAATTAACTTGGTTATCTAACTTACCAACTCGTCCTTTTGGAGCTCCGGATCTTTTATCCACAGGGCCGGGTGTACTAATGCCAAATACTGTGCTTGGTGTTTCTCTACGAGCACTGCTGGTTGTTATACCACGTATGTCATCGTTGATTAATCCCTGTGCTACTAGTCTATCTGTTAGTGGATGCTGAGGTTTTTTAATTTTCGTTGAATCTAATTCAGCGGCGCCTGCTAATTTTTTATTGTATTCTGCTACTGGAGATCTAGTATAGTTGCCTTCAACATTGTATTTTGTTGCGGCTACTCCTGGCACCATAAAGTTTTGATCATTATCAGCAACACAGCCTATCCAAAAGCCACGTTTGGGATCTCCATCAATGAAAATTACCATGACCGTAGATCCTACATCTGGAGGTACGAACCACATACCGTAACTTTTTTGTGTTCCGTTGTAATCGTTGTTTTGATTTATAAAATCAACACTAGTTTGGCCAGCAAAAGGACTCATGTATTTTACTTGGACAAGATTTCCTTCGGCGCCGCTTTCGTTGCCTACAGGTCTTAAAATTTCAACTTGTAGTCCGCCCATGTAATTAGGATCAAGATGACTAATCACTTTGGCTAAAAAAGGACCAGGTTGCGGTGTGGGTTGCTGTGATGATCTAATTTCTTCTGCCATTATAGTCTCGATCCGCTAGGAACTCCTTGGTAAGCTCTATTTGTACTACTAGTCCCAGTTATTGCACCTAGTATACTAGCATTAGTTGCATTAACTGCTTGTTGTCCTTCATTAGGCGGAGCAGCACTAGGAGGAACTGA